TATGAAAAGAGCCTTTCACTCAATAACCCCACCCACTGGGTTTGGGGTACAGGTGATTGATAACGACCACTTCATAACCGTAAAAGCAAAAGAAAAAATATTCATGAGATTGCTTGATGAAGACAAGAGAAGAGCCATAGAATACATGGTGCTGGTAAAAAAAGCACTTGAGGACAATGGTGCAATAGTACTGCTAGTTAGAGAGGGTGGTGAAGATCTATGAGCAACATATTAAATATAATCGGTTACTCCGTAACCTTTGTCATCGTAATATCTTTGCTGGCATATATTGTTAAGCTACGCAATCTTGTTAACGATGCTCTGGACGGAATACTAGAATCAACCATTAATGAAAAGCTATTGCTTTCTCAACTAGAGAAGGCTCTTCAACAGATAGAAGAGAAGCCAATAGAGTCAAGCGATGGTTTTATAAAGTTCATGACTGAATCAAGAGATGCAGCCTTTAGTTTCATTTCAGAAATGCAGGATGCTATTAAAGAGTTCAGGAATGAAATTGGAGAAGTAGAAGCCTCTCCAAGAAAATCAAAAGATACAAAGATAATGTTAGAGGCGTTTTCTAAATTAGAAAAGAAGATTTTGCCAAATGACATTCCAAACAACTAAAGGAAAATAATGGACAAGAAACAATTCACAGCAATCCTAGCATCATACGGACGATCAGTTCTTGGTGCAGCAGTTGCTCTTTACTTGGCAGGTACTCCTCTTGAGGACTTGCTATACTCGTTGGTAGCTGCACTGGTTCCAGTTGCACTTAGATACCTAAATCCAAAGGACGCAGCTTTTGGTCGTACGCTACCGCCTGTAGAAGAGGTTGCTCAGGCACTTGCAGAAGTAAAGGTTGTTAAGGCTCCTGCTAAGAAGCCTGCAGCTAAGGCACCTGCAAAGAAGCCAACGCCAAAGAATTAATTTGGGTAAAAAGATAGCCAGGGAGAAATCCCTGGCTTTTCTTTTAGTGGAAAGATAATGATTTATAGTTTATATAAATATTATTGTATCCAGCATCTCTAAGGTTCTGACACACAACAACCATTTCACAATCAAACTCATTGGTAACATTGTTTATCCAGCCATGCCTTATCCCATCTTGGAATGGCTTTGCACGGTACAGGCACAGTCCATTAGATGTAGAATAGTACTCCCCATACTCCTTCTGCTTATATTTTGGATCAAGCTCAGACTTATCAGGATTAAAAATGGCGGTAGTTCTAGTTGCCCACCAGTCATAGTGAGTTCCACTAGGCCTAATAGATACACCAGATACCACATCAAACCCTGGCTCAACGTTTTTAAAGTTTAGAAGTTCTCTAACCGATTGAGTCTTAAACTTATTGTCACCCTCAACCATTAGTATGTAGTCTACCTTGTCTAAGAATCCACCAGCCTCAATGGCCTTGTTTCTAGCTTTAGCCAGGTTCTCAACCCTTGTAGCATCCTTCACAGAGCCATAGAACTTAGTGTTAATGTTTTCAGTAATGATAGAAACGCCACTAAAGAAGGACCAATCTTTTGAGTAAAGCATTTTCTTAGTCTGGTCAGTAGAATCATTTTCATAAATAGATAGATAGAAGTCGTAGTCTGGCGACTGGTCTACGATACTCTTTAGTTGCTGGTAGTAGGAGTCAACCCTGGACTCTATGTTTCTAACAATAGAGTAGATAAGTACAGATTCTTTTTGCTCATTAATTGTGTTGTTAACCTTTAGGTCTACTGTCTCAAGGACCTGGCCCACATCATATGCGAAGTTAGTCTTAACTGTATCCCAATCGTAACTCTTGAAAGCTTCTTTTGTTCCGTCAATTATTTTAGAATAGGTGTCAATGTCTTCAAGCTTAGCAATAGCATCAATCATTTCTTGCACACCATCTGCAACAATCATTGCAGAATCCTTCTGATCCTGACTAAACCCTCTGGCACCAACGGTAGACGTTATGATAGGAATTCCATAGCTCAATGCTTCCATCATCTTTAGGTGAGTCCCAGATCCAGTTTCCATAGGATTTATGAAAGCAAAAGAATCTCTAAACATCATGTCAAGCTCTTCATCGCTGACTCTGCCAAGTATCTGTAGGTTCTCTGGTATGAGTTGTTTCTTTACGCTAACACCATTGCTTGCTGAACCACACAACATAAAGTTATATTCTGGCATAAGTCTGGCAAGTGGCACGACTGCATTGGCAGCAATAATGTTTGGTGGATGCCCACTACCAACGAAGAATATGTTCTTTGACTTCTTCCTGGTTTCAGGACGAGTTATTTCTTTTTTGTCAGCACCGTTAGGCACGTAGTAAACAGGACATCCAATTCCGTAATACTCTTGTAGATGCTCTAGATCTTCTCCAGAGCAATACATTAGTGCATCTGATTTGGATATTGCAAACTCTTCCATTTTTCTTACAGTCTTTGCAGCTTCAGAATCCTCACCAAACATTTGATTAGCCATAAAAATTTCACAGTTCTGAGAACTATAAATAATTGGAATTCCTTCAATGTCGTTCAAGAATGGTGCACCAGAGTAGTGCTCAAGAATAACTAGATCGGTGTTGACCAACAGGTCTTTTAGCTTTTTTCTAGCCTGCTTTAAATCTTTATACATTGCGTGGACGCAAAGGTCTGGGTTGTTAGATAGTCTAGGCATCATACGATTCTTCATCTGTATGGTTCGTGCATCTACTCCAGGGTACACGTAAGTCAGGCTATCATTAACCTTATAGTCATGTACAGAAGTGTCCCATCCGAATGAGAAAAAGGTTACATTGTGATCTTTTAGTGCCTCAATGAGTGCCATGGTTCTGATTGCACCGCCACTGCTCTTATGCATCTCGGCTTTGCCCATGTTTGCATTTATAAATAGTATGTTAGCCATATAAACTTTCTGGTATTGTACCATTATACCACCTGTCAGAGTCATATCTGGACTATTCCTATGCTATAATTGTAGGATGGAACAACTACTAACGCTCATAAAGCAACTACTTGCTGACAACATTGCCCTTAAGTTTAAGGCACACGGATACCACTGGAACGTTGAGGGTGACGACTTCCCACAGTTTCACGACTTTTTTGGTGAAATATATGAAAACTATGATGCAGCCACAGACACATATGCTGAGTGGCTACGTATGCTAAAGGCATATGCACCGTACAGACTAACAGACTTTTTTGACATGTCAACCGTAGCAGAGCCAGTAATTGTCTCTGATGCACAGGCAATGCTTTCAGACCTATACATGTCTATTGAAAAGCACATTGCAGATTTGATTGTTGCAAGCGATCTTGCAAACGCTGCAAAAGAATACGGACTAGCAAACTTCTTTGCAGATCGTCAGACAGCTTCTCAGAAGTTCTGCTGGCAGATTCGTGCAAGCATTGAAGCAGAGGAAATGGACTAATGGAACACAATGAAAACGATCCAATGTGCAAGTGTCAAGACTGCATGAGCAAGGCACAAGGACCTTGCTGGGATGGATACAGACAACTTGGAATGAAGCCTGGAGATAATGGGTCGCAAGTTCCAAACTGCGTTCCAGTTGCCAAGGCCGATCGCCCAATTCAAGAAGGCGACTATGTCATGGGCGGAACATCTGAAGGCATCGTAGTTGGTCAAGTAGAGCACATCATGACTGAGGGTGGAACCTATGGAACCCCAGGAACAGAATATTCCATTGAGTCTACTCCAGAAAATCCTGCTATGGCAGTAAGAATGTTTGAACAAGAAGAGGACGGCAAGTTCTGTCCTACAGCATACTCAATCGGTATGCTATATAATGACGCAATGATTGTTGATATTGAAATTGCAGAAGAGGATGAAGATGAAAAACTTATGGACAAGGCTGAGGGTTATTCCCCTCCTGCTGGTGCCAGGGCTGCTGCTCGTCGTGCTATTAAGTTTAAAGAAGACGGAAAAGCAAATGGAGCAGGAACTGCAGTTGGATGGACTAGAGCTAGACAGCTGGCTAATGGAGAGACACTCTCGCTTAGCACGGTAAAGCGTATGTACTCATACTTCTCACGTCACGAAGTAGACAAGAAGGGCAAGGACTGGGGAAACACAGCTAACCCATCCAACGGCTACATCATGTGGCTTGCTTGGGGTGGAGATGCAGGGTATTCATGGTCAAGACGCATATCCCAAAGAGAGGTAGACAAGTCTTTGTTTGCTAATCTAGGTAAGGACTACACTAAGCCACACTCTCTTTCCAATCTTTGGAAAGATTAGTAATGAAGAAAGCACTAATTACTGGCATAACAGGCCAAGATGGTTCATATCTAGCAGAGCTACTTCTCAGCATTGGCTATCAGGTCCATGGTATTGTAAGACGGTCATCAACAGATAACCTAGTTAGAATTAAAAGCATTCTAAAGAATGATAATCTATTTCTTCATCAGGGTGATCTCACAGATTCCGCATCAATATCTAACCTAATTAAGCTCATTGAGCCAGACGAGGTTTACAATCTAGGTGCACAGAGCCACGTACAGGTATCCTTTGATACTGCAGAGTTCACAGCAGAAGCAGATGGAGTAGGAGTTCTTAGAATCCTTGAAGGCATTAGAAGTGCTGGACTAACACACAAGACAAGATTCTATCAGGCATCTACCTCCGAGATGTTTGGCAAGGTGCAGGAAGTTCCACAGAAGGAAACTACCGCATTCTATCCAAGATCTCCATATGGTGTAGCCAAGTTGTATGGTCACTGGATTACAAAGAATTATCGTGAATCATATGGCATGTTTGCTACCAGTGGAATTCTATTTAACCACGAGTCACCTAGACGTGGAGCAAACTTTGTAACAAGCAAGATTGTTTTGTCTCTTAATGCTATTAAAGAGG